ATAAAAGATGATAATGAATGGAAAAAAGAAGATGAAAATAAAACGAAATTAAGAAAAATCGTACAGAAAGTTGCTGACAAAAATATAAGACTATTGCCACAGTTTAGAGAGAAATATCCTGACTATAAAGATTCATCATCTAAAACATCTGATAAATATGATAAAATCGTAATTGAAGCTATGGTCTGCGATAGTGAAAAGGATAGTAAAATAATACATAATATATCTAATAGCGTCACGATTGATAAATATATGAAATAAATTTATACATAATTTTTACAAGGAGCAAAGCTTCTACGATGCCAAATAGTAATTCCGTGTTGTTTTATTCCGTCCATATGTCGTTTAGCACCGTATCCTTTATTAGAATCTATACCATAATACTCTGATAACTCTGGATTTTGAGAGCATAATTCATCTATATATTCATCCCGCGCAACTTTCGCCAAAATAGAAGCTGCCGCAATAGAAGCATATTTGTTATCACCACCTTCTACAGTCATATAAGACATGACTTCTATTTTATTTGTTTCTTTATTAAAAGTTGTTATTGGATTAAAATAATTTCCATCAATTAATAAACTATAATTAAAATCTATTTTCTCTCGTTTATTCTTATTCAACATATTTAAACTGTGTATAGAACATACACCTTTTATTGAGTTATGCATTGACAGTTGTGTAGCTTGTAAAATATTTATTTCATCTATTTTCTTTTCATCTTCATATGTTACGCACCAAGCTAACGCATTTTCTTTAATATATTCGGCTGCTTCTTCAATTTTTTTCTTTGAGTGAAATTTTTTACTATCTTTTACTTTTGAGAAATCGAAACTGTCATCTTTAGGTAAAATAACTGCTGCTGTATATACTCTTCCAAAGAGAGGACCTCTTCCAACCTCATCTACACCAATTTCAAAAATATTATCAGATTCATTATGACAAGATTTTAATATATTTTTCTTAATATTTTTCTTAATATTTTTTTTTGGTATAGTAAATTCTTCTTCATCAGAAGAATCATCAATAATTTGAGCTGGTTCGTAATCAGTTTTCATTACAATTGTATAATAAAATATATTTGTTAATTTATCTAATCAATTTTTTATATAATTTAAACTTTTTTCACTATATAAATTATACAATGAATACTGAAGCATTATTTCTATTCCTAATTTTATTGTTGGGTCTTGTCTTATGTTCTTTTTTAGGAGGCAATTGTGGAACAGAAGGTTTTACCGGTAATTTTTCTGGAACCTTCAATTTTGATGGTAATAAGACGTCTTCGACATCTTCGACTACATCTACATCTTTACCTTCTACATCTGGAGCCTCTACTAGTTCATCTAATATGTATGACAATTATAATCATTATTCTGGAACATCTACAATACTATCACCTGGCACTACATTTTATGGTCCTAATAATGTTACTGCTTCTGTCATTACTAATAGTGACGGAACACAATCTTTACAAATTATATTACCAGGCACTTCAACACCAGTCACATTTACACAACCAACGGATGCTTCAGGATCTTCTATAGAGAGTTATATTAATTATCTTGGCACAGTTACAACTTATAATGGACCAAATGGTAATACTGCTACTGTTATTCAAACTGATAATGGTCAACAAGCAATAAAAGTTACTACGCCTACTAATACTTATTATTATTATCAATCTGGAACTTATAGTAATACAACAGATACTTCAACTCAATATTATGGAAGTACTGGTTCTCCTATACAACAATCACCTAATACGCTAGCTTATCAAAATAATAACGATGTTAATGTTGCTTCTATTACAGGACCACAAGGTAACAGTGCTTATTATGCGCAAGGTCCTGCTGGAAATGCTGTTGTTGGAACAACAACCAATGCTGATTATAGCAGCACATTACCACCAGGTATTCCTAAAAGTCAAATACCACCTGGGCAAGAAGATCTTTATATTTTAAAATCTCAGGTTGTTCCTCCAGTATGTCCTGCTTGTCCAAGTAATATTTCTTCGCAACGGGAAAAACCATGTCCTCCTTGTCCTGCGTGTGCTAGATGTCCAGAACCTGCGTTTGATTGTAAAAAAGTGCCTAATTATAGCGCTATAAATGATGATTACTCTGCTATGTCAGCATATGCTAGTAATTACTATCAGACAAGTTCAAATCAATATATGCCAGCGCCAGTGTTAAGTGATTTCTCTCAATTTGGTATGTAAATTTAATTTTTGTAATGAATAAAAATTAAATTATTGTTTGATATTTAGTTTCTTTTAGTATTTTTTCTTTTTTTATTGTATTTTTTCTTTCTAGTTAATTTATTTTTTTTATGTTTCATATTTCTAGTAAATTTTTTATAATATAAAGCTTTATGTTTTCTGGTTCTTTTACCACCTGATGAATCAACATCCATCTTGTTTATTTCATTTCTCTCGTTTAAATTTTCAACAAATACAGAAATATAAACTCTTAGAGCATTTTCAATATTATCGTTTGTATCAAAATATACCTGTTTAGTGTTTGTATCAGATAATGAATCGTTAAGATATTCTATTGATGGCTTTAAATCAATTGTGATAGGAGTTCTTAATATGTATTTATAAGATTCATAATCAGAACCTAATGATGCTTCGATTTTATCAAAATCATTATTATAACCATTCTCAAAAATATTAGCTTGATATAAATGATTCAATAAATCATTTGAATATCTAATTGTGAATAAAACAAGATAAACAAATATATCATATTTATTACTAAAATTAGTCATATAGATAAATTCTTTATTACGCAATTCATTGAATATTTTTAATAGAATGTTATAATTAGAAATAAATACATAATCTATTCTACTTTCTAAAATTTGGTGATTTAAACTGTATATAAAATATATTTTTTTAACATATTCTTTTAATTTAATTAAAAGAAATTCAGTTAATTGATCTTTATATTCTTCTTGTTCATTACCGCCGACCATTCCATTACCACCAGTCAAATTGTCATCAGATAAATTATTAATGTTAGCTTCATATATGTCAATCAAAATAATTTTCGAATAAAATGATTCATAAAAATATCTAATATTTAATACTTCGTTAGGTGTTTTAGACTGTAAAAGTTGGTCTTTTATTTGATGAATTAATTCATCAATGCTTGTTAAATTATATAATTTAAGTTCACTATTTATTGCTAGTAGTGTAATTGCTATCATAAGTGTATTTATATTATCTATTTTAGTATAATTTATATCTATACCATTAATTAAATCTTTATATTTATTATTGTAATACGTCATTAAATCAACAAAATTTTTGATTATATTTACTTTATTTTCTTTATAACTTTCATCAAATTTGTTTTTATCTGGTCCAACTATTTCAATTTGATTTTTAAAGGGGGTTGCGGTTAAAGGTAAAGATATTTTACTTGTGATTGGCGTATATAAATTTTGATATTGTGAAATGCCTAGTTCGCTTTGTAGCTGCTGTGCTTCCCCTCCTGTTATTTCAGGTCTAACTTTCTCTCGACTACGTTTTTTAGGTTCTGGTTTTACTTCTTCAGTTTCATCTAATTTCCTTTTTCTTTCTTCAGTAATCTCATCTATATCCATGTCAGTAGGTTCAGGCCTTTTTATAAGTTTAAGCTTAGGTCTGATCGCAGTTTGTGAAAAAGGACCACTAGGCACAACAGGTGCTTCAGATGGTACAAATGGTACTTCAGCTGGTATACTTGATATTGTTGATTTTTTCGATGAAGTTTTTAAAGTTGTTAATTTTTTTGATGAAGTTTTTGGTTCTGTTGGTGTCGCAGAAGAAACAGTTGCTTTAACTTTAACAACTAATTCTGGCATACTTCCATCATTAATACATTCGCTATAAGACCCTATTTTTTTGTATATAATTGATAAGTTTTTTAATAGTGTTTCGAAATCAATTTCTTTTAGATTATTGTTTATTTTTTTTAGAACTTCGCTATAGTTTTCATTACTCACAAATGCACTAGAAATTTCTGTAAATAAATTATTATAATCCTTCATACAGTTCAATAATTCAACAAATCCTGAAAACTTGTTATTTAATTCGGTTACCATTTGTTTATATGCGGCTATTTTTGAATTGATTGATAATTTAGACATAAGTTGCCCATAATATGTGATAAAACCAGCTTCTTTTATACTTTCAGGCATTTTTTTCTCTCTAATGAGTGTCAATTCACTTATAAATGTTGGAGTTAAATCGTTTTGATTTCTAGTAAAAAAATCTATTAAATATTGTATAGCATCATTAATAATATTACTATCTTGTTCGGCAAACTTCATTTTTTTTGCTTTTTTAACAAATTCGTCGCGCTCTCCAGTTGGAAGATTTAATAAACTATATAAATTATCATGTAACTCATTATATTTTTGTTTTATTTGTGCTTGCGCAAATTCGCCAGAATATTTTACACTTAATTCCCTACATGTATCTATTAGACTACGAATACCACTTTGAAAACAGCCGAATAAATTTTGTTCAACCAGCGGTGGTTGTGTTAGTTCTGTGGAAGTAGATTTATATTCACTTATAATTGGTTGTTCAATTGGGAATGATTTTTTAATAACCTCTATTGAACCAGTATTGCCTTCCCTTAGTTTATTTAAAATAGAATATTCATATATGAAAGTATTAAATTTTGTAATTGTATCTTCATTTACTGGATATTTTTGTTCGCTACATTTTACTTCATAATTTTCATCTTTCAACTTGGTTATAATATCGATATTATTTTCAAAGATTTTATTCAAATCGTTATCAAATCTATTAATTATTTCTTTATATACATCTAACATATCATCTGTGGTGTATATTTGATATAAGTATTGTAAAACAGTGCTATAAGGATTTACTGCTCCTTCTTCGCCAATTCCACCATTCAATATTCTCATGGAATTCAGAGCAGTAAAATAAAGTGGTGGTCCGCTAACTTTATCTTTAATATTTTTTTTTAACCAACTACAAGGGTCGTTTCCTGATCTTGATGATAATTGAGCCAAACAATCATTAAACAATTTTGAATAAATTTTATCTGTTTCAGATGTAGTAGTTTTTGTTTTAGTTTCGGCTAATTTTCCAGGTTCAGATGGATTAACAGAATTAAATAATTGTTTTTTTAATTGAGCGTTTTCATTGCTAAGAAGTTTAATATACTTTCCATTTGGTGTGACATAAGGAGCAAAATAAAGACATGTCTTTAGGTCTGTTGAAAATAATGTCGATGCGCCATTCATTAAAGCAGTAAAATATGCGTTTTCATCTAATGTAACTTGTAGAGTTTCAACCATTCGATTTGTGTTTAAAAATAGTGAATCTGTACATCTACTTTTATCGCCTAAATATTTAATTCTTAAGAAAAATACAGCTTCAAAAAATGTATTTCTTTGATTTTCAGTATCATCTACAAAATTAGGTTTAAATATATCTTGTAATGAGGTTTTATTATCTTTATAAATTTTTTGGGAAACTCTAACAATTGAATTAATTAAATCGTCATTTTCGTCATCTACAGTATCAAAAAATTTTTTTGTTATTTTTTGAATTGTGGTGTTAATTTCTTTGACAGATGGTCCGACAGTTGATATTGTAAAATAGTACCAACTCTTGTCACCTGATATAGTAATAGTTTTAAAATTAGTAAGTCTATTTGTTACAGAAGTAGTATCGTAAAATGTATGATTAGCAACATATAATAATAAACGGTTTAAGGCTAACGGATATTTATCATATTTGATTTGCCAATCATTATCTGATGTTAATTCTTCACAGTCAATATTTATCTCATCAAACCCAATATAAATAAAATGACAATATACTTCAGCATTATTTTTAACTCCAACAGCATTAGATAAGATTCTTTTTAAGAATGTGAGCTTTAAAATAGCGCCCATAAGTTTAGGTTGTACATCGTTATTGAAAATTGTCATATATATATCAATATCTGGTGCGAAAAATTGTGCGAGATTTTGGCCTCCTAATCCGGAACTGTCAATAACTCCTGAATTTAATTGAAATTTAGTAGGATAGTAGCTTTCAATACATTCTGGGTTTGTGCTGTTTACTACATTAGAAATAAATTCGCTACATATTCTAGTTTTTTTAACGCTATCACCACAGGATTCATTTAATACAAAATCACTTGAAGATAATTTAGGACTAGATGTTGGCACAGATAATGTAGTTGGTGCGGATAATGTAGTTTTTGGTTCTGAATCGACATCCATTAAATCATCCGTAACAGAAGATGATTTTGCGTCAGAATCGACATCCATTATATCATCAGTCATACCATCATCAGGCATACCACCAACAGTCATACCACCAAATGTTTGCTCTTCAATTGATGCTATTACAGGAGGTCTATTTAGATTTTTAAAAATGATATTTTTTTCTTCAACAGCAATATTAGAGTCATTAACCGAACCATATAGTTTATATATAATCTTATCGTCAACAGATTCTGTTTTATATTTTTCGATTAAATCTTGAAGACCATCTTCTTCTTGTTTAGTATCTACATTCATAGCAGTATCTCTAGTCGTACAAGTTTCGATTGTTTTTGGAATGTTATATCTTTCACAAATTTGAGGATTTATATTTTCGCCGATTTTTTTACATAGGTCATGAAATAATTGTTTCCCTTTCTTACCAGATTTACCCAATTCATGAAACTTTAATACTAAACCTCTTTTAAGAGGGTCTGGTTCATGAAAACTCATAAATTCTAGTAATTTATTATATATATTGGTTAATTCATTTTCATCTGTCTCTTTAGATTTATAATCAGTTAACCCATTATCCTTCAAAAAACTAGATGCACCTGCTTGATTAACATAACTACATTCAAAAATAGGAACAATATTTTCAATAATTGAATAATCATAAATATCATAATGTGGTTGTAAAATATTATTAACATCTATAGATAGACTTGTTAGTTGGACTAAATAAATGTGTTTTTTTGTTTCAAAATTCCATATGTCATGCATACCATGGTCCCAGGTTGACTGAGCAAATGATAAAAATGTAAATGTAGAATTCGTTGAAATTTGTCTTTTATTTCCATCAGGACTACAACCTTTCATAAAAATATCATAACCATTTGGAACCTTATTATAAATAAAATTAATTTCTTTAAAATTTTCACTCATAATTTTTGTAATATTTAATTTGCCATTTTCCATCAAATCTGGAATATTATCTTCGCCTTCAACTACTAACAAACCTATTAAGCTTTTTAATCCAGAAAAACTAGTATTAATTAATGTACTTAAATAAGAATTATTCATTGGGAATTCAATTGGTTTATCGGCTGCTATTTGTTCGACTTTTGTAATAAATGTTGGAGTTTTAACTGTTACCCAGGAATCAGAACCAGCAGTTCTTCCACCTCTAAAATCGTGATTTTGATCAAGAGTAATGAAAAGCAATGTGGATAATATATTATCTGTTTTTTGTATTAAAATTGGAGTTAATGTTCTAATATTTACCAAATTATCACTTCGTGATTCAGGTTCATTTTTTTTAAGTAATGTGTAATATAATTGTAAATTATTGGCATATTCTTCATGTTCGTTTTCATAATTTGTATTATCAAATATTAAATCAACGTTATCATCATCAACATGGATAGAATTGCCAAACAATTCAGTTACTGTTTTTGAATCACATACTAAATTAGTAGACATTTTTGTAATAAAATAATTATTATCACTGTCCATAATAATTTGTTCTGTAATATTTGTTGTTGGTTCTAAATTTGAATATTGTGTTTGTTCTTCTACATTCATTATATAAATATAAATATAATATTTATATCATTAATATTTTATTTATTCTCTTGTTTTAACACATTTTTTATCCATATTAAAGGTAGCTACTTTATCTTCTTGCGGCACAATATTAATAACACACTTCGACTTTTTACCATATAAAGGTTCAGTACAACCTTTTTCTTTATTTTTTCGCGTTAGTTGTTGTCGTTTAAATTTGAAAATTTTCGGTTTTTCTTCCGTACATCTTGATCTAAAATGTTCATATCTTTCTCTCACATCGCAATAAGATAAGTTTGATTTTTTTCCTAACATTCTATTAATAAGTTCATGTAATTCATAAATATACCGAGAGAATGTCGCTCTACTTTCCATATGACACATTAATAATGGTTTCTTTTTAAGATTATTTTTCAAATTAATTCTACAATATTTACATGGTAATACATATCTTAAATTATATATAAAATTTTTATAATGTATTTTATCTTCTGGTGTAGGATTAACCGGATAATTAAAGCTCATTGAATGAATAAAATGCCACGCAGCAGGCCCCCAAACTTGTACGAGCATACCATCACCCGAATTATAATCATTTTTGTTATAAGTAAACTTCTTTTTTGTTTTATTATGTGTATTTATATGTTTACGTGTTTTCATTATATATATATATTGAATAAAAAAATATATATACAAAATATATGAGCCAACAAGAAGAATTAAGTTTATCAACCTTTACAGACACTACTAAAAGAGCATGTTCGTGTTCTGCTGTATCAATTTTTTTAATATTACTTTTGTTAATTAGTCCATTAAATAGGTTCTTCTTAACTTCAATATTTATGAAAATTATAATTATAATATTGCTATCTTATAGCATTTATTTAAATTATAAGCAAACAAATTATTTAAGGAATGCTACAAAATTAAATATATCAAATGATGTATCTTCACAATTATCGATAAATATAATATGTAGTTACGTATTTACATTATTTCTATTTCTACTGATTCTATTTATTATAAAATCTTTTTTCTAATTTAGGAAGTAAAATATTAAGTTCAAGTATTTTTTCATAATACAATTTATCATTAATAAAAGAATATTTTTTAAGTTCGATTAATTTGCCTTCTCTAGTTCTGAATATCATTATATATAATAAACTATTATCTTTATATTGTATTCGTTTAAAGAGAATCTTAATTTCTTGTAGAATATATATAAATGAATAGATATGTTAATTTTAACGCGAGTTCACTACCTAATATAAATAACGACTCTAGTAGTATGTTATCTAGGGTGATGACAGCCGGTAAAAATTTAAGTTCAAACACATTGTTAATAATTGGAGCTGTGTTAGTATTTTCATTGATTGCTATTTTTTATTATTTTTTCTACATTGCGCCATCGATGAAACCCAAATTTCAACCAAATAATGAACCTGGTTTAGGTAATTCTAACGGAAAAAATGCGGAGTTATTGCTATTCTATGCTGATTGGTGTCCACTTTGTAAAGCAGCGAAACCGGTATGGAATGATTTAAAATCAGAGTATGAAAATAAGACAATAAATGGCTATAAGATAATCTTTACAGAAATAGATTGTTCAGAAGAAACAGCAGAAGTTGAAAAGTTGATGAACCAATATAGTATTGAAGGTTATCCGACAATTAAATTATTAAAGGATGGTCAAGTTATTGAATATGATGCTAAACCAACAAAGGATACACTAATTAAGTTTTTAAACACCGTTTTGTAAAGATTCTAAAAAGTTTTTAGCTGCTTGGCTTCCTTTTTGAAATAAATCTCTTCTAGTATCAATATTACTTAGTGCGGTTTTCAAAATATCTAAAGTTATATGTTTTACATCAAAAATAACTTGATTTTTTATATTAGGTTGTGTGTCATAATTATCTAATTTTAATACAGCTTTAAATATGAAATTCAAAAGATAATCTAATAAGGTTGATTTATCATTAATAGCCGATTCATCATCATTATAATTATTTTTGAATCCTAATATTGTATCAGTTTCTTTGACAGAATTAATACAATAGTTTAACGGATAATTACATCCAATTCCACCATCTATAAAGCATTTATTATCAATACATACAGGTGTTACAAGTACTGGTAATGCGCATGACATTTGAATTGCTGTTAAAAGTGATAATGTTGGATGTGTTTTATATGATATTTCTTGTGTTTTATATTCATTTATTTCAAAAGTGAACATATGAATATCAACATTAGTTAATTTATAAAAATCTTCTAAGTTAATATCTATAGGTACATCTTTTACGTCAAAAAGAGGTTTAAAGCATTTTTCAATTGTTTTAATATCAAAGATGCCTTTTTTTGTATATGCGTCTAAAATATTTTGTACTTTTATAGGAAAAACATCGTGCCATGGACGTTTAATTATATAATCATTTATGGTTTCCCAATCAAATTTCAATGATAATATAACAGCAATTATAGCTCCTGCTGATGTTCCATAAATAGATTCTATGTCATTTAAATTCAAAAATTTATTATATTCGAGTTCTTGAATAGCTGATAATATTTGTATCATAATAGGTCCTCCACCTGATACTACCAAGTGTTTAATTGTCATATGAGTGTTATTCTTTATTATTATTTAAATATTAATAAAGAAATATTAATTTATTGATATATTTTATGACTAGGAGAAAAGTAAAAAAATATGTCACCAAGAAAAAGCAATATAATAAAAAACTAAAGAAAACCAATAAAAACAAACAGAAATATACAAAAAGAATAAAATATACAAAAAGAATAAAATATACAAAAGGAGTAAAATATGGAGGTGAAAGTGATTTAGAGAAAGAACAAAAATTAAAGACAGTATATCGTAGAACTCTAGCTAATTTAACTAGTCAAATCATAAATAAAAGCAATAGTAAGAATAAAATTAAAGAAGGTATTAATTATTTAACAAATCTTTTTAAAGATAATAAAATGATAAATACATTGATACCTGTTTCATCAACTGGAGCTTATATTGATAAAGAACATGGTTCAGGCACTATTGTAGATTTCGTTTCACCTGTTACATTTATATTAGACAATCTAACAGGCCAAGTTCCGCAACAAGTGATTGTAAGAATATTGAATTCATATTTTTTAAATGGCGGAAATATAAATAGTTTAAGTAGTAGATATAAAATAAGTGCGTTTAAAAATGAATTAAATAAAGGTAGAGTGGAAAATATAAGAATGTTATTAGATAAATCAAACCAATTTCATATATTAGAAGAAGGATTAGATCAAGATAGTTCTTCAAAACTAGCGGAATTGATACCAAATGAACAACAAATAATTACAGAACCAAGACCAGAAGAAGTTCCAAGACCAGAAGAAGCTGTAAGACCAGAAGAAGCTGTAAGACCAGAAGAAGTTTCATTACAATTACCATATCCTTTACCTGAGAATAATGATGTTGGATACGATAGAGAAACTGTTCCAGAATTTTGGAAACCAATTTTTCAAAATGGTAACGAATTGCTAGAACTTAAAGAAACTTTTATGGAAATTTATGAATTAGATAAGTATAAGGATGAAAATCAGAAAAGGTTTAAAATCTGTGATATATTGGAAAAAATTATACCAGGTTACGTAACAAGATATACTTTACAATATAGAGAGATTGTAAAAACATTAGTAAATGTTAATATATTAAATTGTTTTATAACTTTACTGTATGGTATTATTTTATATAGATTGTTTGAATATAAACAAGAATATATATTCATATTTAAAGGCGGTCGTGCTTTACAATTATGTTTAGTTGATATTCCAAATATAGGAACTTATTTTAGTGAGGATACAGATTTATTAATCGTTCCAAATAAGTCGGTCAATTCAGTTTATAATTCAGAAAAAATGGAAAACTTGTCAAGTCATATAGGTTATTTAGTTAAATGGTTTATTCCCGAAGAAATAAATATAATTGTAAGTTTGCCGACAAATCCAAAGAATCTAAATAAAGATATAACAAAACTAGTATATAATGACGGAAAAATATACAAAGCATTATCTGATATAGGTTTTGGAGAGATACATGAAGATATAGTGAAGTATTTTGATAAATTCAACTATTTCCCATTTTATATAGATGAATTTGAGACTATTTCTTTATTTATAACACCAACAATAGAAGACATGTTAAGTGAAAAATTATTTTATTACTCAAAATATTTTAAGATAAAACAAGAATCTGATAGTGAAAAGAAACAAATTCTATTAAAAAACCCAGGAGGTCAAATAGAGGTGTTAGATCCAGTATTATTTGATAAAATATTAGAGCAAGATAGATTATTGCTTAAATTTATGCGTGCCATTGTAAAATTGGTTGAAGGAATTACTAAAATGAAGTATGCTGATACAGAAGATTTTAATAAAACAGAAACAGCTAGATATATTTTACAAGATATAATAGGAAATTTCCATGATTATAATACGGATGAACGAAATAATATAATAGCATCTATTTTACAAAATATTAGGTGAACAAAATATTAGGTAATTTTGATAATTTTTTTTCACATGAGAATACAAAAATGTCAAATATATTTACACTTGAAAATATAGAAGATTTTTCTGAAAAAATAAATATTGATGAACTTTATGAAAAGAAAAGGCAACAAGATTTAAATAAACTTGGATTATTCAATAAAATTTTGAATAGAGTTCATGTTAAAATAAAAACTGTATCAAGACAAAAAATTGACGAACAATTTTGCTGGTTTTTAGTGCCAGAAACAATTTTAGGTGTTCCCAAATACGATCAAGGAGCTTGTATAGCTTATTTAATGGATAAATTAAAAATAAGTGGTTTTAATGTTCGTTATATTCATCCAAATTTATTATTTATATCATGGTTACATTGGGTGCCGAGTTATGTTAGGACAGAAATAAAAAAGAAAACTGGTATAAAAATAAATGAATTCGGTCAACAAATTCAAGATGATGAAGAAGAAACTGACGAGCAAAAATTAGTAACAAATGATAACACAGATATGAATATGAATGATGTCCAAAAAGGTAAATATAAGCAAAAGGAATACACTCCAATAAAATCGTATAAACCATCAGGAAATCTTGTTTATGATGATGATATATTGAATAAGATTGAAAATAAATTTATATAAATTATAATGTTTAGATAAATATTGTCATATAGAATATTTAGGGAAAAATCAAAATGAGTATAATAAAATTACAATTAAAAATTTGAAAAAATTTTAGGACAAATATTAATTAAATATTTAGAAAATAATTTAATCCCGTGTTTATAAAATATTTTCTTGGTAGTTTATATAATGGCAAGAACTCATCGTCGTCGTGCTTCTCGTTCAAGATCTAGATCAATGGCCCGCGGGCGTGCTCGTATGGCTTCCCGCGCTGCTTCTGCTGCTGCCGGTCGTGCTGCTGCTGCTTCCCGTGCTGCTTCTGCTGCTGCCTCCCGTGCTGCTTCTGCTTCTCGTTCCGCTTCTGCTGCTCGTAGTGCCGCTGCTGGTCGTGCTGCTTCGGCTGCCGCTGCTCGTGCTGCTGCTGCTTCCCGTGCTGCCGCTGCTGCTGCTTCCCGCGCTGCCTCTGCTCAACGTGCCCGCGCTTAAACAGTATATAACAAATTAAATATTTAGGTAAAATAATTAAATATTTAATTACAGCAATATTCGAGTTAAACAATAAAATAAAATTATTTAAAGATTCGCATATATTTAATATAGTTTTAAATGGAAAATTTTATTTTTGATCCGATATTATTAATAGGATTATTGTTAACCATTTTAATAATTCCTCAATTGCATTTATTTTTGATATTAATGATATCAAGTATAGATGATTGGATTGTTATTTTTCTAAAAAAAATATGTAATTTATTATCAGATATTTACGACATTATATTGCATATATTAGGAAATCCAGTTTTTTATATAGTTTTGCTAATATATTTATACATGTCTATTTCTTAATTTACGGCAATAAGATTTTCTTTGTCCTCTGCGTGTTCTTTTACATCCGCGGCTTCTAGTACATTTTTTGCTTTGACCTCTACAATGGGAGGATTTAACGCGAGAACGATATGCGAGTTTTCTGCTGCGAGTTCTACTACGAGTCATCATTTTTATATATAAAGTAAATATTTTTTCTTAATATTAAATTTTGTATTTCTAAATATTCATATTTTGTGTAGGTATTACTGGTGTAGGAATTGATGGCACAGGTGTAACAGTATCTTCCATAACAATAGGTTTTTCTGGAGAAATTTTTAATTCGGGTACAGGAGCAGGAGCAGGAGCAGGAGCAGGAGCAGACACAGGTACAGGAGTAGGAGCTTTAGATATTTCTTTAGTTTCCTTAATTATTTCTGTTGCTTGTTTTTTAAGATTATCAATTTGCTTTTGAGTAGTTTCAACGATTTTTGATTCAACAATTGCTTCAAAAATTTGAACTCCATTAACATAATCACTTTCACATTTAACATATAAATCAACAATAAATCTTCTAGTTTTAACAACTGCTTGTTGTAATGATGCTTCTGTTAATTTAGGATTAATTCTAATAACTTGTTTAGATGTATAAGGATCTATAACATAAGTAAATAATTCATTAATAACATCAAGTAATTTGTATTGATTATCAGCAGCGGTTTGAATCATTTTTTTAATATTTTCAGCGTACTTAACAAATAATTCATCTTTTTTATTGAGAGTATATTTATCTTTTAAAACAGCATTAGATGGTTGGCATCCAGGTTTTTTACTATAATCCCTCAATTTGATATCACTAAATTTTTGTATTGTATCAGGCATATCTTCATTACCTGTAAATGCTTTATAAAATAATTTTAAATCTTTACGAAATTGTTTTTCAGTTTCTTTAGACATTCCAGTAAATGTTCCATTAGAATAATCATAATTATCATCTAAATATAAACGCATTAGTTCTGTAATACCAGGTTCATCAGCAAGAGTTTTATCAGCGCCAGTTTTAGAAACATTCATATCACATACTTTTGGTTGAATTATAACATTTCCTGTAGCTTCATCAACGAGTTCGCCTTTTTTAAGTGCTCTAATTCTATTATCACAAATATTGTACTTATATAATTTTCTATTAACATTTTTAGGAATTTTGTCTTTTTCAAGAAGTGTTGTTTTAACAGTTTGTCCTGTTGCATCTTTATAAGTGTATATGGGATTTATTGTCATAATGATCGCCGCAAAAATATGTGCTATTTTTACATAAAATTTAGCGATTCCAATACATACACGTTTTTTTCTAATACTTTTTTGAGCGTCATTAGATATATCTAAACTTTCAAGGCTGTCTTTATTAATAAATCGGACTTTTTCATTTTTAAGTTCATTAACCTCTTGTCCGCTTTTAATTCTTTGAGCTAAAAATGTGACATCAACTTCATTAAAATATCTATCAATGATATCAGAGGTTAATACAACTAATTTATCACAATAAGCTTTCTCAGAAAGTTTACTTAAGCTTTGAAAATCCATAGTTAATATATAATAAGTGGCAATATAGTCTACAATTTCATAAAAGTTATCGAATTGTTTCTCAACATTTTTAATTGATGATGTGAAATTTCCCATATAATATACAGTTTTAAAAAAATATAAATAAAAAAATATAAATAAAATTGAATTAAAAATATAAAATCTAATAAATGATAATAAACAATGATTAGTAAAGATAAAAGTCAGAAACGTAAAAATAATAATGTTAATAAATTTGAGCTCTGGAATATATTTGATTCAGAGATAGAAAATCCTGAAAAACCTACTATGCCATTAGAATGTATTTATGGTTCTGGAAATAGGGAGTTTTGTGAGCGTTGTGAAAGTATTTTAGCATTTTCAGATGAAGGGTTTTTGACATGTATGAATAATAAGTGTGGTATAATTTATAAAGATTTAGTAGATCAGTCCGCTGAGTGGAGATATTATGGAGCAGATGATAATCAGAATTCTGATCCCACAAGATGTGGTATGCCAATCAATCCACTTTTAGAAGAATCTTCATATGGTTGTAAAGTATTATGTTACGGGTCGATGAGTTACGAGATGAGAAAAATAAGACGATATACTGAATGGCAGTCAATGCCATATAAAGAAAAATCACAATATGATGAATTTCAAATTATTACGACAATGGCTAATAACGCTGGAATTCCAAAGATGATAATTGATGACGCTATTATATATCATAAAAAAATATCTGAGTCTGATTCAAGATTTAGAGGTGAAAATAGAGATGGTATATTAGCAGCATCTATTTATATAGCGTGTAGAATAAATAATTATCCGAGAACCGCGAAAGAAATCGCACAAATATTTCACTTAGACCCTACTAGTGCTACAAAAGCATGTAAAAATGCTTTATCAATTATCAATACTCTAGAAAAAGATATGGACATTAAAGAAAAGACTAATTTTGGAAAAACAAAACCAGAGGCCTTTATTGAAAGATATTGTAGCAAATTAAATATCAATAATGAATTAACAAGATTATGTCAATTTATATCGATGAAAATTGAGAAAATGGACGTGATGCCAGAAAATACTCCTCCATCAATAGCAGCGGGTATAGTTTATTTTATATCTCAATTATGTAAATTGAATATAAGTAAAAAAGATGTAAAAAATGTGAGTGAGACAAGTGAAGTAACAATTAATAAGTGTTATAAGAAATTAGAAAAAATCGCAAAAGATGAAAATATAATTCCAGTTTCAATATTCAAAAAATATAATTTAGAGTTATAAATTTAAAAATAAAAAGTGAGTATAAAATATAATGTCAGAAGACCTAGTTATTCCAAAACGTATTTTTATAGTTCCTTATAGAAATCGCATTCAACATAAATTTTTTTTCTGTAAATATATGAGTTTTATATTAGAGGATAAAAATGATTATGAAATATTTTTCTCTCACCAATGTGATGCTAGAACGTTTAATAGAGGTGCTGTAAAAAATATAGGTTTTATAGCAGCGCGTAATAAGTATCCAGAACATTATAAAGATATAACTTTTATATTTAATGACGTTGATACGGTGCCGTTCAATAAAATTTTTGATTATGAAACGACTCATGGTGTTGTAAAGCATTATTATGGATTTAAATATGCGTTAGGTGGAATTGTAGTGATGAAAGGTGCTGATTTTGAAAAGACAAACGGTTTTCCATGTTTTTGGGGTTGGGGTATGGAAGATACTGTTTTACAAAAGAGATGCGAAGGTTATGGTATGAAGATTGATAGAAGTGTATTTTATAATATAGGAAGTCCAGAGATTTTACAGTTTTTTGACGGAATATCGAGAATTATATCAAAGAAGGACCCGTGGAGAGGTGAATACGATGATGGCACAAATGGTTTAACAACAATAACACAATTAAAATATACAATTGATGAAAAATCAGAAAATCCAAATGATAATATATTTACGGTTCATAATTCAAATATTAAATTTATAAATATTAAAACATTTTTAACACAAATTCCATTTGGTTCAGAAGAGTATTATAATTATGATTTGAGAGAACCCAGAAGAAAAATAGTTAATCCAGATAGAATAAAAGAAACGAAAAAAAGCGTTATAACAACAACAGATTGGTCTAATATTCCTTATTATCCAACATCAAGAGAAAAGAGAGAAAATGTAGCGAAATACTTGATGAAAATGGGTAGACAAGTTCCAATAGAATTATTAAGACAAATAGAAGAAGATAGAAAAAAAGAAATAGCGGAAGATTCATTTAATAATTTTTCAAATAAGAATCATAATAATATGAATCAGTATCATGTGTCAAAAATGTCACCCCAATTACATGGACGTGTTCAACCTCCTCCACATAAATATTCACCTCAATATGCCGCATATATTGGCGCTAAACCAAGAGCACAAGCAAGCGCAATGGTTGGATTAGGCGGTGTAAAACCTTAATTATTCAGGCGAATATGCCCACAAAGTTGTTTTTCCAACTGGATCACCTGTATAACTTAAACCTAATTCATTAATTACTATTGGTATTTTTTGTTCTCTACATTTATTTAATATTTTATAAACTTCATCTTTTAATTCATCTGGAATGTAAAAACTACTATGTGATACTCTATTACCGATTAATATTCCAATTTCATATAATATATCATCTGGCACATATTTAAAAATAGTAAGCATCTTTATCTTTGATACTGGTTTAATAGACTGATAATTCATTCACTCTATAAATAATTTATAAATATTCTTTTAAATCATATTTATAAATGTTTACGCCACACATAAACCATTTCAGTGTGATTATTTTGCCGTTTAGATTTTTTGAGCGGAAATACTTGGTGAGCGTCTCCTAACAATTTTTGTAATATATTATCATAAACTTCTTTACAAACATTAATAACGAAATGTCCTCCTTTTTTCAAATGTAAATAGCTTTTAGAAAAAACTGGTTTGTAAAATTTTTCGTCCATATCCTTTTTCGATTTATAGTCAATATTGTTGGCGTATTTTTCAATAAAATAATACGGAGGAGACGTAAATACAGTGTCATACTCGATTGTCGAATAATCAAAATTAGCGGCATCGCCAAACCAGACGCTTAAATCAGTGGAGCATTTAGTGCGCAAGTATGACATCATATTATCGTAAGGTTCCTTCAAATCGCTATTTATTTCTACACCATAATGGGCTTCTAAATTTAACGCAGCAGCAGCGACTGTTGAACCACCCCAACCTGCGCAAAAATTTAGCACTCGTTTGGCATTAAATCGTATATATATTTCCATACAATTTAATGGTCTCATAATATTTATCGCACTTATACATATATTATATACTTCTTTGTAAACTTTATACTCATGTTTCGTCTTATTTTTATTTTTAACATCTTCATAATATTTTAACATATTCTGAATGAATTTTTTCTCTCTAAATGTATCTAAATTAACTAAAAATTCGAAATAATTTATATCATATTTACCTTTTGTTTCTAAACGCTGAACGAATGTAAAATAATCGACAACATTGTTACCAATCTTTGATCTCTCGGATATCATATCAGCCTTTTGACCGATTTTTATTAATTTATCCATTTCTTCTTCTACATCTTCTAAAGTTATATCTTTTATTTTTTTCGCTATTTCTTTTTTCTCTCCAATTGTATAATTTTCTTTTATCATTTATTTAAATTGAGAGAATTTTTTCTCAAATAAAAATATTTAGCTCTATTTTCGTTTTTATATTTATTTTAATTTAAAAACGAAATATATAGATAATTATATGAATTCTATTTCTGATATCAAACACGCATTTTATATAAATCTTCACTCTAGACCTGACAGAAAACAACATGTTGAAAGTCAATTAAATTGTATTGGAATTCAAGCGGAGAGATTCAATGCTATTAAATTACCAAATGGAGCTGTCGGTTGTAGTATGAGTCATCTTAAAATTATAGAAACAGCAAAAGATAATGACTGGGAACACGTTTTAATTGTAGAAGACGATATTTTATTTACTGACCCAAAATTATTTGTTACTCAGTTCAATAAATTTCTCTCAAAGAACAAAACGTTTGATGTGGTTTTAATTGCTGGAAATAATTTACCACCTTATATTAAAATTGATGACAGTTGTGTTAAAGTTACACATTGTCAAACTACCACTGGATATTTAGTACAAAAACATTACTACGATACACTTATTACAAACTATAAAGAAGGAATTTTACGATTAATGAAAGAACCTGAGAATCATAGATTATATGCTATTGATAAATATTGGTTTAATCTTCAAGAAATTCATAATTGGTTTTTAATAACTCCTTTGACTGTAACACAGAGAGAAGATTATAGTGATATTGAAAAAAGACCTACTAATTATACACCTGCTATGCTTGACCTGGATAAAACTGCTTTTTTACAAAGACAACGCGAATTAGCTTTGCTGAGAAATACAAGAATATTTTAAATTTATATTATATTTTTCCTTCTTCCACTAATTTTGGAAAATCACTTAATTCAATATCTGTGAAAAACTTATTTGTAATTAAATTAATCATATTTTCTTTATAATAAGGAGCTAAGTTGAATCCTATGGCGTAATCTTCTAAAAATTCCTTTTCAATGAAATTTTTTCTTGTTAATAGGTTATTTAATGCTGCTTTTGAGAGAAAATAAAATCGTCCACTACAATATTTTGTTTGGAGAACTGGTAAATATTCGGGTAATTCAGGATGGATTTTATAGTATTGTGATAAATAATTTTGTTTTACATCCACTATATAACCGCCATAGTGTATTCTATTATTTGAACTAGTTAATCCTTTTACTACATCAAAAAATTTATCGTTTACTAATATTTGGTCGTCGTCTGTTTTAAATAAGTATTTGAAATCAAATGTATTAGTAACAGCTTCATATGCTCTTATTACCTTTTTTGGTAAAGAATTATAGTCATCTTCTACTTTAATCCATAGAATATGATTTTCATGATCGAATTTATAATAGTCGTCTAATTCAGGCTCACCTATTACATGATAGAAACGTAAATAAGAAGGAATATTTTTTAGCCAAGTCATTTTTTGAAATTTTGCTTTCTTTAAATACTTTTTACAATTCATAATAAGCATAATATATTCTTGTTCAAGCATATATATATATATATATATATATTACTTTGATTATTATTTAAATAATTATTTAAATAACATAATTATGGATAATGTAACTATTCAAGGTAATTACAGTGGATTTTTTTCAAATTGTAATATGATATTAATATCAATTATAACATTTTTTAATAATAATAAGAAATTGCCAAATGAACTCATAACAAATGATGCTTTTACTATTTACAAAACAAATCAAAATGAAGATATTTATAATTTAATATTTTCAAATAATTCTGACATTTATATAAAAAATTATGAGAATGAAATAAATTTTAATGATGAAGGATTTGAAAATCAATTTAGCGATTATAAATTAATTAAACTTAATGATATAAATCCGTTTTTTAGAAAATACTTTAATTTAAACAGTATTGTATTAGAAAATGTTAATGTATTATTAAATAAGTATAATATTAATATTGAAGATGAAATATGTGGTGTATTTTATAGAGGAAATGATAAGGTTAAAGAGACACAAAAACCACCATATGATGAATTTATATTAAAAGCAAAAGAACTTAAAGAGAAAAATAATATTATAAAATTTATTGTTCAAACGGATGAAATTGAATTTTTAAATGCTTTTATTAAAGAATTTCCTGATTCAATATTTTTTAATGAAATCGCAGTTATTAATAGTAATGATAAAATAAATGTAGGTAGAATATTAGACGATAATATAAAAATAAATCATGTTATAAATTTTGTTTCAATAATTTATATTTTTTCGAAATTAAAATATTTGATTACAACATCAGGAAATTGTGAATTATTTATAATTTTTTTCAGAAATAATACTAACAATTTATTTCAATATTTAAAAAAAAATAAATATATACATGGTGGGTTAAATATGGCTTATGATGAAAATAATAACCAGGTGTGGTATTAAATTCGGATGCATAAGTCATTTTTAATAATATATATGTTATTTAATAATAATATAAATATATTATTAATAAATATTTTATAATGAAAATACAAATTTATCATAACAAAAACTATATACCTTTTAATTTATATATAGGTTCAATATATAATATTTTTAAGACAAACGATTATTTTGTTTCTAATAATTATGATGTTTCTATTATAAATAATATAAATCAATATTCACATGAATCAGATTATTTAATTTTATATTTAAATTACATAGAAGATATATACAATATTGATACAAAAAATACAAAAATAATATTTATTCATGCTGATTACATTATAAATCATTCAAAAAATGATCAATATTTAATGTGTAATTATATTAATAATATAAACTTAGATAATTCTTATTTATGGGAATATAATTATTTAAATGTTGAATATTATAATAGTCATTTTACAAATAAAAAATGGACTTTTATTCCATTATTATACAATAACTATTTAGAAAAAATATATAATAAAAAAAATATTCCTTACGAAAGAAAACCAATAGATATTTTATTTACTGGTGCTGTAGATTCAGGAAGTCGCAGAGAATTAATGCTGGAAAAATTATCAAAAATTTATAAAGTATTTATAATGAAAAATGTTAATGATATAAATGAGTATATTGAACTAGTTGAAAATAGTAAAATTATTTTACATATTTATGCGAAAGATATAAATTGTTCTTTTGATTATTATAGATTAGCATTATTATATTCAAACAAAGTATTTGTAATAAGTGAAACATACAAAGAAGTAAATCCTGAAAATAGTCATAAACTAGAAGAATTATCTAAAGTATTAATTGAAAGTAATTATGATGATTTAAGCAATAAAACAGAAGAATATTTAAATAAATCTACTTCTGAAATAGACACGATAACACAACAAACATATGATGTGTTTAAAAAAAATACATTAGATGAAAGTATTATCAAATTTTTTTCCGAACATATATAGTAAATTTTATATTTTTTACATTTAAAAATACGTAAAATCGTCAAGTAATATTTTAAATTAAACAAATTCTATTAAATATTTCCATAACATTTTCTGGATTATAAAACATGTAGCCATTTTCACTAACAACATACTTATCCTTCGTAAAAGTTTCTAATATATTTTTAAGATCTTCAGATGTGTTATAGACAACTGCTTTTTCCTTCAATATCAGGAGATGCTCCCTTTCTTTTGACATTCCCCATGTAATGACAGGTTTTTTACAAATCGCAAATTCACCACATGTTAAACCAAATGTTTCACCTCTATCTCTTGCGTGCATTAAAGCATCGCATGTATTAATAAATTTACGTTTAAACATCATATCAGCGTTTCCTGGTAAATGAATTATGTGTTTATGCTCACAAAACACATCTGTATTCATAAATAAAAAATAAATATCTTCTCTTGAATTAACAATTTTTTTAATCACTTCATGTACAAATTTTATATCAAATGATTCTTTGCCTCCATATCTGCCAAATACAATTGCGTTTTCTGGAATATTTAATTCAGACCTTAAATTTTCATCACATGCAGGTAATGTAACCATATATGGAGTTACTGGATAATTAGTTCCTTGTAACTCATTAATTGTCTGTCCAATTGGTGTATAAACTTGTCCATGAGGTTGTGATACATCAAATACACAATGCATAATATTTATACAATTATTTGAAAATAAACCATCCCAACTACCTGCTTTTTCTATAAAAATATGAGTTACATTATTATTTATTACGATTTCGTCTATATCTTGCTGAGAACTATAATAAAAAACATCAAATCTGTTTCTGAATTTATTATAAGCTTGAATATCTACATCCCATTCATTTTTTATTTTTTCATAATCACGTGTAATTATAATACTTTTATTGCCAAGTATTTTTTCATTATAATCAGCATAATCAAATATAGCAATTTCAGTCCCCCTTAGAGTCAGTTTATTTGATAAAAAAGCAACTATCCTCATATAATTTATATAATATATTATCTTTAAATGAATATAAAAATATTATATTATATAAATTATATGAAAATTGCTATATTAGATAATAAAAATGAAGATATCGGCTTGAAAATTTTATTTCCAGAAGCGGATTATTATTATTGTTCTACAACAAGCGATAGAAGCGATAGTTATTCCTATTACAATTTTCAACCAAGATTAGATACTGAAAATATAACTGATAATAATTATGATGTATTATTTGTGATAATGCCTGTGAGACACATTTTAAATGACGAAGTAGCTGTTAAAGATATTAGAGGTAATTATGAGAACATTATTAAACCAATAATATTTAATAATAATTTTAAATTTTTGGCTTTTTTTGATAATGAAGATTATGATGTTAATCCAAATAAATATATACAACATCCTAACATACATTTTTTCAAACGAAATTATGATGGAAAAGTTCATTATGAAGAAAATGTATATCCATTTCCTTTTATAACATTTGGACAAAAAAATATTATTGAAAAAATTGATAGAAATATGGTTTCACAAGATTTTTATTTCTCTAATAAAATTAATCGTGTATTCTATACTGGTGGTTTATATCATCATATAAAAGATGAATTTAATGTTAATGTAAATAGAATTGAAATATATAATCAAATTAAAGACTTTATTTCTAATCCAGGAGCACTACCTAATAATATTTTTATGGAGTTTATGAGACAATCAAAATTTGGCGTGGATTTATTAGGTGCCGGTAATCCGAACACTAGAACCTTTGAAATTTTAGTTTCTGGTTCTTTATTGTTACAGCAGAAAAATGATTTAGTTTGGCCATTCCCGGAAAAATTTTCTGATGAATGTTATTTTACAAATGGTGATGATTTCTTTATTAATTTACAAAATTTGATTAATAATCCTGATGTATTTAATAAATGTTTAAAAACTCAATTTGATATTGTGAATAAATACTTCAATAAAAATTGGTTAAGAAATTACATTTTATCAAAAATAAGTATTAGTTAATATAATATATAAAGATTATTATAGTATATTAAAATAATGAAAATCTTTTTTAATGGTTGGTTTAGTGGATTTCTAGATAAAACAAATCCTGGTGTTTCAGTAGATTTTTTTATAAAACTTTTTGAAAATGTTTATAACGAAAGTTGCGAAATAGGTGAATTAAATGAATCTGATATATTATGTGAATTTGATATGTTATTAGATTGTAATGGTACATTAGTCAACTATAAACAATGGAAACATAAATATTTGTTTAATGGAGAATCAATAATGCGTCAAAATACAAACGATTATGATATTGTATTGTGGGGTGAAAGAAATTATGGAAATATAGTAAATATACCCCTCTTTATTCCATATTTATATACCAATAATTTTGTAGATAAATTGATGGAACAAAAAAATATTTCAAATGTTCCAGAAAATGAAGTATGTGTTATTATTTCAAATCCAAGAGGTCATATTAGAAATTATTTTTTAAATAAATTAGATGAAAATTTTAAGGTAATATATGCTGGGTCATATAAAAATAATACTGGTGGTAATATTCCATATCCTTATAATAGTATCGAATTTAATCAATTTATCGGTAAATTTAAATTTATAATTTCGATGGAAAATAGTAAAAATGATACATATATAACCGAAAAAATAATACATGGATTATTAGCGAATACAATACCTGTATATTGGGGTTCATCGAGAGTATTTGATTACTTTAATCCAAATAGAATTCTAAATTTAGAAAATGAAAATACAATAGATAACATAATAAATAAAATGAAAGAATTAAATGAAAATAAAGATGAATGGCTTAAAATGGTGAAACAGACAAATTTTAAAAATGGCCAACTGGAGAGAACCATAGAAGCTATAGCTAAAGATATAAGATGTATAATTAATAAAGGATGTTGGAATCACATTTCAAAAGTTTATTGTGTTAATAATCCAGAATTTGAACCTGGAAGACATATTATGCTTAAAAACATGTTTAATCTATTGAATATAAATAACGATTATATTAAATATATAAGTCCTACATACAAAACAACTATCACAAAAGAAATATATGATAAATATACATCTAATCAATTTGTAAAATATTTAAGAGAACAAAATTTATCATATGGAGAATTATCCTTATTTTTAAATTATAGAGCTGTCCTTGAAGATATTGAAAAAAATTATAAAGATGGTTTATTTCTTATATTTGAAAGTGATGTAATGATGAGTAAAGAAATAAATAATTTAAATAAGTTTTTAGATTTTATACATAATAAAGATTTTGATCTTATTCATATAGGTTTTACTGATTTGAGTGTATTTCTGCCATCATTATACAATGAACTTATAACTGGTTATAGGTTAGAAGGCGAAGAATTTAATAAAGATGTTATTGAATATATAAAAAATAACACCGCAAATAAAATTTATGTTGAAGATATTACAAATCAGTTTGATGAATTTAGAGTTATTAGAAAATTTTATACTAGATGTACTGATTCATTTTTATGGAAATATTCTGGTATCGTAAAATTTTTAAATTTTATGAGAAAATTTGAAGATTATAGTAGTCCTTTTGATTATTATATGTGTAATTTTTTTGAAAAGAACTTAAATTTTAAGCATTATTGGACTGCTAATGAGTTTTTTATACAAGGTAGCAATTTAGGTTATATACAATCAACATTGAGATAAATTATTTAATATATCCAGCTGGATTATTGTATTTACACCCTAGGATATTTACAATACCGATTTTTCACGACATAAAAAATACAAAAAATATAAACTCAATATTGATGGTCTTACTTTTTCTTCTCTTTGAAATAACTTTTATATTAATTTTTTTAATTATAATTTAAAAAGTATTATTAATATTTAAATATTAAATGAATTATACGATTTTAACTGCGGCAAATGACTCTTATATAGAAACTATATTAGATTTTATAAATTCTTACAGTTTAGATTATAAAAATTTGATAGTATACAATTTAGATTTAAATGAAAGTAATTTACAAAAAATAATATCTTTAAAGAACAAATATAATTTCATACTTAAAACATTTTATTTTGAAATTTATCCGGAACACGTAAATTTAAAAAAATTTTATGGACTTAACTGTTCTTACGCTTTTAAGCCTATCATTATGTATAATGAAGCTAATGATATCTATAACAAAGATAAAGTATTAATTTGGATGGACAGTGCTAATAGATTTAATAATGATGATATTCTACATATACTTTCTATTGTTAATATTCAAGGAATTTATTCACCTATTTCTGCTTATGAAAATACAACAGAATCAATTGAATTAAATAATTATTCAATAGTAAAAGAATATGGCATTACTTATGACGAACATGTAAATAAATTACAATCAATTTCTTCTGGCATAGTAGGCATCAATTATTTATCTAATGCTGGATTCAATATATTAAATAAATGGTATGAAGATAGTTTTAATAAAGATTTACTTATTCCAGACGGGGTTAATAGAAATAATAATAGACAAGATCAAACGTTATTGTCAATATTGATGTATTTATATGAAAAAAATAATAATATACAATTTAATAAAACAACATCAAACGTTAAATTTTGGGTTAAAAAAGACAACTCTACTATTGATATTAATTATATACCTTTCAGATTAATTGAAAAACATAATAACAACCAATTAGCAATTATTTACTGTAAAAATTTACAGGAAGCTATAATTACTTACGCAAATAGAAAAAATATTTCTTCTTCTGATTTATTAGAAAATTACATAATTATTAATTAGAA